TATCCTCAAAATTCTTTGATTTATTAAATAAAAATAAAATTGATTTTAACAGATTAATTCAAAATCGTCTTGAACTTCATTTTGTTCACCAATTTTTTTAAGGGAACCTACACCTCTTGAAGATATACCTAACGTAACTCCTTGTCTTAGATAGTTTGCTGCCAAATCACCTTTGGTTGAACAAATACCTCTTTCGTGATATCCCGGTGATGTAAGTAGTTTTATCTTACCCATTAGGACATTACCTTCCCACCATACTTCGGTGATTGAGTGAGAAACTCTATCTAAATCAATTAGAGATGATTCCGGGTGATTTAACTCAGATAGAGCGGTACCCTTATTAATCATTTTTTTATAATTCTCAGCTTCTCTTTTTAATATACGTTCAGGATATAATCTACCATTTCTATTTGGAGTGTCGTATTTTTGCAACACCGCATAAAATTCAAATGGTTTAGAGTGGTCTAACATTTCCTTAGATTCTCGTATGATATCAACATTACGTATTTCCTTTGGGTTGATATATCCCGCATCGTACTCAACTAATATACCTCGACCAACTTGATTTGGTTGTAATATTTTTAAATTCATTTCAAATGTTTTAATAATAAATATTAAACATTCTCGGTTTGTAACGTTTCTTCTATTAATTTACTTTTTTTAGTTAGGTAAAAATTAAAATTCTCGTTATCTAAAAAATTATCTTTAAAAATTTGTTGGGTTATTTGTTGTAAACTTTTTTTTATTTCTTCACCCTTAAAATCCAAATTTTCTTGGATTAGGTAAAAATTTATTTCAAGATTCATAAATGATTTTTTATTTAGATTTAGCCCGCTGGACCTTAAATCTAAATCTACAATAAATTTTTCATCAAATATTTGGTTGTTTATTGACTCGTATATTGAGTGTTTAATACTTCTACTTAGGTTAAGAACTGTTCTTGTCCAATTGTCACATTCGTAAATTGGTTCAACCCAAGTTTGTATGTTTAAGTAGAGAGATTTAAGATTGATAGAATCTACCGTTCCGTAAACAATTTTTGCTGTTTTGAAACCTTGTAGGAAAGAAGTTTTTCCCTTTTTCATTAATTTTCATATTTTCCTGTTTATTTTTTAAAATAATAGGTGTTTTTATATGTAATGTCAAAACTTTTGTGTAGGAATAAGATATATGTAATATATGATAATAGTAAAATTAAATAACAACATTACAATTGAAAAAGCGTTAAAACTTTATAAAAGTAAAATTATTAAAACTCGTCAAAGTTCTGAATTGTCTAAAAGAAAAGAATTTAAAAAACCATCAGTAATTAAACGTGATGGTCTTTCAAAAGCTAAGTATGTTCAGAAAAAATTTAAATCAGACGATAATTAAAGATTTTCTTTAAGATTTTTAAGTTTGAAGTAAGTAAGTTTGTCGTATTTTTCAGAAATTACTTTTGAAATAGTTTCATCAATCCTTATTTGCATTGAATTATCGGTGCTATCATTTTTCATTTCAGTTAGTTTGTTAACAACACCTTCTTTAAGTGTATTATATTTTTCATTTAATGTCGTGTCATCTTCGGATAATAAAGAAATTAATTCTTTTTTATCTGACTCATTTAAACCATCAATGTAACTTTTAATAGTTTTGTTGGCAACACTAACCATTGTGGACAATGGTAAATCAATACCCGCAGTTTTTGTTACCGGTAATTTTTTAAGAGATTCCGAAATAACTTTTCTACTTTTAATTTTGGATTCAATAGTTAAAACATCACTAGAAAATAAAGTGTCAATATCAGTATAGATACTTTCAACATTTTTATTTCCAACCCAATTAACAATTTTATTAATATCAGATTGTTTTATTTTGTTTACGGTATTCTCGTAAATTTTAATACATTCATTGATATAATCATTACAGTAAGATTCGATTAATGATTTTGGTGAACTTAGTTCATCGTATAAATAAAACAATTTACTTATGTTTTTATTCTCAATAACAAGTTTCTTAAACGTTTTTAATTCGTTTTTAAACGTATCGTTAGTGTATGATTCTAATAACACATTTTCTATTTTTGTTTTTAATAATCCAAAATTTTTCATATATAATTTTTATTATAAATATCTAGTCTTTTAAAAGTTTACTTAATTGAGCCTCAATATCTCCTAAAGAATTTTTTCCTTTAGATAAATCAATAAAAGATTCATCCTCAGTTAATGTACTTTGTTCTACTAATATTTTTAGATTATCACGTTTAAATGATTCAGGGGTTACTTCAGCTTCTGGTGCTGCTGCCGCAGGAGCTCCACCCGTATCAGGAGGTCCACTTGGTTCAGGTACACCTAAGTCATCCATACCTCCACCTAAATCTCCTCCGAATCCTCCTCCTGATGGGGGTGGTGGTGATGATGGTGGTTCTCCACCGGCAGTTGCTCCTGATACAGGATTTCCATATAATTTATCAATATTATCAAAAATACCTGTATGAGTAATAATTGTTGCGGTATTAGTCAATTCTGCACCAACGGCCATTTCAATTCTTTGTTGTTGTAAATCTAATTTAATATCCTCATCTGAGAATCCTAAAATATGTTTTTTAGCCCAAGATACTGACACTGGAGCGATACCCGCAATTGCTGCGACGGCTTGTTGATATAATGCAATTTTTTCTTTCCAAAGTTCAGTTTTTAATAAATCGGCTTGAGACGATGGATTTGTTAATCCTAATGTAAAATTGGATAACTCATCCTCAAAACCTAATAAAAACAAATGTATGATTGCTATTTTATTTAATTCAGCAATCATAGATTTTTGAATCTTATTAATAGTTCTTGCAAAACGAATGTCCATTAAAGATAAATTTTTACCATCACCAGCGGTTTCTTCAAAACCTAAAAATGCTTTAGGGACACGAAGTGCTGTTAATAATTTCTTTTGGATATATTCAATATCGGCAATCTCGGACAAGTTTTGAGCTCCCGGTAATGTCTCAATTGGCATAGCCGCTGCTGGGTCACGAACTGGAATAAAATAATCTTGGTCAACAGCCATTTGATTAAATCTCATATCAACATTACCTGTTTTGGAATCGACAACCTGGTCACGTTTAAATTTGTTTGCGACACGTTGTACGTAAGCCTCAACATCTTTATCGTCCATATTACCAACAAATACTTTGAATACACGTCTTTCAGGTGCTCTTGATGTTCTATAAATTAACATAGCGTCTTCAGATAATAATAATTGTTTCCAAATACGTCTCGCTTTTTCTAACATAGATGTCCCGTAAGGAAGTTTTCTATCATCACCTAATAAACGGAAATGAGCAATCTCCCAAGAGTTAAACTCCATATCTTTTGCTTTCCACTTAAATCTTAATCCTTTGTTTTCTGCTGGTTCTTCGATGTTTGCAGATTTTGCTGCCATACCTCTCTCCAAACGTTCAATTTCAATATTTGGTAACTGCATACATCCAACAATCCCTTTATCTGAATCTAACTTTAAATAAACAAAATTATCACCATACTTACAAGTGTTTCTTGTCCACATAGTTAAGTTTGTATTAATATCTAATACATTATTAAATAAATCTGCTAAAATTGATTTTATTCTTTTTGATTCAGAATAAATCTGTAACATATGCCCATTCTCATCAACCGTTGTTGATTCTTCACCATAAATGTCTAATGCCGCGGATATCTCCGGTGTATATTCCATACTTTCGTAATCATAGAATGATGCTAAACGAGTTGGCTCATAATACACGGCTTGAGTGTATAAATTACTTTCAATCTTAGTCCATTGGTTAGATAGGTAATAAGTTTGTTGAGCCTGTAATTTTTCTCTTTCATATTCATCTTTTGAAGTTGTTTTTAATAACTCCTTCTTATCCAACTTATACGTTGGGTAATCCTGATTTAATAACGAATTTGGGCCAAACGCTTGTGAGAGTCTTTGCCAAACCGTTAAATCTGTATTTTGATTATTTTCCATATTCTAAATTTAAACGTATTTTTTCTTATATAAATAGTCAATAATTACTGTTGATTTATATTTTTATTATTATCCAACCGTATTACGGTAGAGTAGTTGGTGTTGGGGGATTACCACCACTAATAGGGGTTTGTATTGGGAATTTTTTAAATAAATCAGGTGTTATAATTTTAACATTATAAATCCCTTGACCATCAACATTAAGTTTTGACCCGGCCAATATATTTCCTGATTTTTTTCTACTAACAAAATCACCCCCCTTAAAATTATTATCAATTAAAAATTGGTTTGGTTTTATTTCTTGGTTTAAATCTAAATTTATGTTAACAGGAACATCAATACTTCTTTTTCTATCACTAATACCCATCTATTCTTTTTAAATAAATATTACATTCCACCAAATAACCAACCATATTTTTGATAATCCTCTCGACTAACTTGTTGGCTACTAAATTGATTTATTCTATCTTGATAATGTGGAATAACTGGATTAAAGTTAATATTTTCTTTTATTGCCTCATTATTGTTAACAGACCAAGAATCCAACATTGCTTTAGTTTGTTCCGTAACTTTAGTTAATTTACCAAAAGAAGATTCCGCAACATACGTTGCCATAGCGATTGACATAATTAAATCGTCGTGATGTCCTTTTTGGTGGTCAGGTCTACCATTAATATAAACAAAGGTGTTCATCTCATTATATAAACGAGCACTATACACTCTAAAATCGTGTCTCATTGATTCTTCAAACGAAGCAATAATTTGAACCCTTTTATTATTAAAGTTTAATCCGGGGATTTTATCCATCGCCTTTGGGTCGTACTTCCATTTATTGGATAAATCAACACCATCAACATATAAATCTCGGTAATTCATTTCTTGGAGTTTTCTTGATGTTGAAACACCCATTCCTCCGGTAATATCAATAACCACAAAACAAGAATATATTGTAGCCCATTTATGACAAATCTCAGCCATAGTGTCCGGAGGTAGTTTACCAACATACTCGGCAACTTGTTCTCGAGCATCAAAATCAACAATTTGGAATGAACTAAAATCTTCAGAATCCCCCCGGGAAACGTCGACACCCATAATGTACTTATGACCAACAACCGGTTCTTTCCAAATCCAAAGAGCGTTCCCCATCATTTTACTAATAGGTTCTTGAATTTGATTTTCACGGATGTTTTGCATCATAAGAGAATCAAATACATTATCTCCGGAGCCTAAGAAGTTACATTCCAACTCCTGAGATACTTTACGTTTGTCGTATTTTAATTTCTTTACCATCGCCTCAAACCAAGATGAACAAGGTTTGTATCCGTCATTCATTAATAATTTAACATCATCAAAATTTCTCGCATCATAAGATTTACTACCCCAATCAATAAATGTTTTAGGGTCGTATTCTTCTTTATTTAACAAATAGTGAATAATATTTTCAGTTTTAACAAAGAATAAATCTTTGGTGTATCTTGGGTCACGATACCAAAACATTTCCGTAATTTTGAAGTCATTCATATTACGTAACGCTTGGTCATATATTTCGTAGTAAATTTGGTCGTACCCGTTAGGTGTTGATACCACAATTACTTTACCCCCCGTAGATAGGGATGCCATACAAGCAGACCAAAAATCACTATCGGCTTCGATAAACGCCGCCTCATCAAATACAAGTATGGTAGGTGTAAATCCACGCAAGGCATCCTTAGATGTCGCAACGGCTTTAACCTCACACCCATTTGTTAATTTATAATGTTTTTGGGAATTTTTTGTCTTATCAAATTCTACACCAGTCCAAGAGGGCCATTGACCAACGAACGCTTTTATTTTGTTCGCCATCTCCAATGAAGTATCTAACTTATTGGCAATAATCAATATTTTCTCGGGAGTTTCTTTTCTAGCAAATATTAATTTTTTAGACATCCAAGCCGCGGTAACTGTTGATACCCCGGCCTGTCTGTATTTTAATGCTATATTTTCGTTGTAGTTTTCGTAATCGTCTAATAGAGTGATTTGGTCTGGGAAAAGTTCTAATGGAACATATTTTTTTACCGTGTTATCATACGTTTCTAAATACGTTTTTAACGCGTATTCCGTATCTCTATTACATTTTACGTACTCTATGAGTACTTGTTCTCTTGTTAAGTTCGACATACATAATGTTGTCGGTAATTTTTAGAATCCTAATGAAGATAAATCAATATCATCTAAGTCATCAAAATCGTCATCGTTATAACCATCATTACTATCATCATCTTCATCATCAGACATTTTAGATTCGTATTCGTATTTCTTTAAGATTTCAACAATTTCATCAACCATTCTTTTAATTACCTGTTTTGCTTCTGGTTTATCAGCCATAATTGCTTTGGCTAAAGTTATAAAATCTTTCGCCTCTAAATTAGACAATTTCATAAATAAATATTGTTGAAGATGTCTTTTATCATCATCATATAAAGTGTCAGGCCAAGTTTCTCTAAATTTTTCCCAAAAGATTGGTCCCAATCTTGAATCCCAAACTTCTCCCGGTAATGTGTCTTCAGCTCCAACAACCATACTTCTTTGAACCGGGTCGTTTGGTAACCCTTGGTCGCCATATAAAGAGTAAATACCTTTAACTATTTCGTGAACTAATAGAGGGAATGTGAACGCCTTTGCTTTAATTGTTGGGGGGTCTGTTTCAGGGTCAGATTCTGACTGTCCCATTTGACCTCCTCCGGAACCTGCCATACCTTCCATATCAGGATATAACC